TATAACAGACATTTTCAAATATAAAAGGGGTTTGTTTGTTTTCTTTTGAATCTTTTGAATCTTTTGAATCTTTTAAACGATTTTCAATCAATTCTTTTGCTTGAAATTCAATATGTGTTTCATTATTTAAATTTTTCTCAATGATAATATCGACTAATGTTTTCATGTTAAGTTGTCCTATAAGTAAAATATTCTGGGCCAGATAATGTCACCTCTTCTTGGCCAAATTTATTCATCATCAAACTCTTCCAAACTGGTACACGGTCATATTGATGTACAATACAATGTGGTATTCCAGCTGTTGTGGTAATTGTCTTTGAATGATAGTTGAATACAGGTTCTGTTTCAGTTAAGAATGGTCTGAATTGACCCATCTTTTTTGGGTCACCAGTTGTACCAAGTTGTACAGCCCACCCATCTTCCTGATTGGTAAACAATACATTATCTTTGTACGGTTGTGTATTCAATAACACATTATAGACCGCCTGGTCAACGATAGGAATTGGCCTGTTGGTTGCATTGGTGAATATGTTGAAACACATATCTCTAACATACTCGCATTTACCACCAAAGGTTCCTACATTGTAAATGATGTTGCTTTTGAACCTATTATATACTTCTTGCCCGTATGTCTGAAGTAAGTTATCGTTACCCCATGGTTCATCTTGGTAACGAATAGATTCTGAACCAGCCACCAAAGATTTATCACCCATGTTATCAGTAATCCATTTGCATGGGTCTCTTTGGAAATAAACATCTTTAACATCGGTAGTTACAACGATATCATATATTGGAGTCCGATGTAGATAATCATATATTGACCAGAATCTTGCAACATGAATTGGTGCATTGATTTTTGGCATAGCAACCAATTCAAAACCATGATGTATAAGATGTTCACAAGTATCATCATCTGCATCACCAACAATCATTACTTTATCACCTTTGAATCCACAAGTTTCAATAGATTCGACCCAAGGTTTTAATTGATTGTAGTTATATCCTGAAAATGCACCGATGATTAAATTTTTCGCCATGGGAAAACTCCATTATATTTTTGTTTCATTATATTATTACCATTATGGAAAAAGTCTGCGTTAACAGAACCTGGATTTCCATCTACTTTATAATTTATTGTATACTTACCAGTACAATCAAAATTGGGGAAGTATTGTGAGAGAGCCGAAAACCAAACTCTATCTTGTCCCCAACCACCATGCCAAACTTGTGCTAATTTTATCGCAACTTCTGTTTTAAGGCAATAGCAATTAGTATCTATATGATTAACTCCATGGTAAGTTTGCCATTTACCAAGTGATTCACAATCATCATTGGTGATGTAGTTACCATCTTTATCGCAGATTTTTCTAAGTGAATATGTCCAATCAAGCTTCTTTTTTTTCATTGTGTTGATACATGTTTCTACGTGTTCTGGCTCCATCCAACAGTCTTGGTCCAAATATAGAACATATTCAGTATCAATCAGGTGGGTAAATGCAGCATAGACTCGGTGGCCATAGAATCCGTTGGCACCGACATTGATGGGTAGATAACATCTTTCCAAATTCTTTCTGGAAAGAAAGTCATCTGTAATGATTCTTGTTTTTGAATGGTGTTTCATACCATCAGAAACCACATAACATTTTGTTTCATAAGATTGTTCAAGTACGGATTGAACAGCATCTTTCAACTCTGGTGCACCAGTAGTTGGTATAATCACAGTAGCAGTCATTATAAAATCCTAATATTATAATTTAAAAAATGTTTGATACTCAGCAAAAACTGGAAATCTTGGTGGTCTCAAACTAGCAAAATAATCAGAAACATAACGACATTTACCAGGACCATCATCTACACAAATCAAACAACCTTCTCGCAACGATGGCATGATAATCATTAATTCTTTTAATGTATGAAAAGCAACATCGTCACCGCCCTCAGCATCAAGGTATAACAAATCAATTTTTATATCTTGTGAAACTAAAACAGGATTTAATCTTTCCAAAAAACTTAAACTATCATCCATTACAACGCTAGTGTTTTCGGCTATCATTTTACTGTGACAATATTTAACTTCTTCTTCACCAATATCAACAGTAATAAATCCACCACCATATTCATTTATATATTTGTCAAACAATAAACTACTTTGGCCATCACCATGGTAATTATCTTCTTGTCTGGCACATCCCGTTTCAACTATAAATGAATTGTCTATTGTTCTTAAATAATCAAAAATATAATCAAAACCATTCGTTCTTTGTTCCAATTTGTGTCTAACATCATAATAAAATTGCATAATCAACCTCTAGTCAGTTTTAGTATCTTCTCTATTTGTTTTTCAATTGCAGGTTTACGGTTAGGCCAGTAGATATATTCCTTATCACCTGTACTATGTAGTTTCTTTAGGAAAGGGATGACCATCTTCTCCACTTCCGCTAATCGTGTTTTATAATCATCAGCAGTTTCAGCTGTCTTGTTGATTACTGAATTGTATTCTGCTTCAGATACAGCAGAGAAACCAAAATCATCTTCCAGATCCTGGTATTCTCTCATAACTTTATCAAATTCTGTTAGTGGCATATTTTATTTCGATAAACTAAACATTGATGGGCCTGATTCAACAATATTTCTTAAATATGGAGAATATTTTTTACCAGCTTTTGTTGTTGTTGATTCTGTTGCGATTTTAGTCCTGAATTGTATTATTAAATTATCTTTAACAACCGAATTAGCATACACTCTAACAACAGGATCTATACCCTCAACAAACATAATCTTTAAATTATTTTTTTTTAAAACATCAGAATATGAATTCACAAAATCTTTATTGAATTTTAATTGTTTAAATTTACCTTTTTCCAATTTAACTAATTCAATTGTTTCATTTCCTTTTGTAGCTCCATGAAATATAATGGTTGCTAAATTAGTAAAAAAAATATCGTCTTTGGATTTGACTTTTGCTTGCATTTGTTTTGCAGCTTCACGATAAACAATAGACGTTGCGTTTTTTAACATATCTTTAACAGCTTCAACTCTCTTATCTTCACGACTCAAAAAAAATTCCGATTTATCATATTTTGATAATGCATCGTCATATTTTTTTTTCATCTTTGAGATATCTAATTTAAGTATATCACTCCATAAAGTTATTTGTTTTTCAAATTCATGACCACTAACTTGAAAAAATTGGTCGCCACCTTTAACTTTTAAAGATATTTGCCTAGAATAATCTTTTCCATTAACTTTTAATTTAATATCCGCTTTTGTTCCTTTCTGGTCACCAACACCATCCGAACTTATACCAATTTTATCTATTTCTCCATTGATTGCAAAGATAAGTATTTCATTTATCCAGGTTTCTTCAATATACTCTATTGAAGATTCATATAAATCATAAACAATTCTTCTATCTTCTTTAGATGATAATAAATCTGCTGCAGCAATAGGAAGATTTATTGTAAAATCTATTTTATCAATTGATATTTTACCTTGTTTTACTATAATATCTTTTACTTTGTATTCTTTATGATTCATTGAGTTTTTAAAAAGGTCATCTAAAACTTTATCAATCATTTGTTTTGTTAGTTTAATATTTTTATCTTTTAAAGATTTAGGACGATTAATAAATTTGGCGGCCATAGCTGCACCAAGTATACCTTCAGCTACATCTCCTCTATTGAATTTTAATTGTTTTTCCATTTTTTTCCAATAAAAAAATTTACCTGATAATTTGTATATCTTTACCAGAGGTCCAGATTTCCAATTCAGACCTCAATCTACGCTCAGAATTAAGTGTTTCATATCTATTTATGGACTTGTTTCTCCACCATTCAATCAAGTTTACCAATTTGTGTTTTTCATAGTTTTCACCAGGAATAAGCACGTCCGTCTTACAATTTACATAGTCAACCATGTTCTTAAAACCATAGTCACTGATATAATATCTTTTCTGCTCTGTCAACCCTTTAGCCTTCTCAATCGTTGCTTGGAATGTGCCACCTTCAGGAGTACCTTTAAGTGCTGCTTTAGTGAGTGATATAATCTTCATGGATGTTTTTAACTTTTTGCTAGAAATATCATCTTCTACAATTTTACCAACTTTACTTTCCACAAAATCACGTAAATCAGAATATGGTTTACCGTGCATCATAGGTAGAAAATCAGAATCAGTAAGACCTCTATATCTGATATATGGTTTCATACCATCATATTGTGAAACAGTCTTGGAACTTCCATAGAGACTTGTTGTTTCAAATAGACACAAATTCATATTGTACTTTTTGTTGATAATCTCACGTACTTCATGTGAGGTACAGATTGCTGCTAGAAGTTTACCACCAAGATAATTAAAACCAAATGGTTGTGCAGGTACAATAACAAAACCCATCATAGAAGAATCATTGAATCGTTTACTCCATGCAGGTTGTTGCGTAAACACTTGACCAAGCATATCATTACGTGGTTTCATATTGATTACGGGTGAACCAAGTCGAATGAATCCTACGTACTTTCCTGTGTTCTTCTCACGTACTGCCAATCTAATCTGACGACCGACTGGTGAAATATTAATGTGTGAAGAAGTTATATTCAATAATGTTTCCCATGTTTCTGATGGTATTTCCAACACTTCAAAATCCATATCTTTTGGATGCATAGTGAAATCTTGGAACAATTCATCATCTATCGAAAATAAAGGTGTTGGCATTTCTGCTAAAGAATTCAATTTCTGGTCACGCATATACTCATCAATACGGTCAAAGTTACCAAAGTAATCTTCAAAAACTTTGGCACAATGAACTGCATCATTAAATTCTAACTTCATAATTTAAATTTCTTTAATACTTCGTTTGCTTCATCTAAACTGATAATCTTTGGTTCTGAATCAACAGAAATAATAGATACACTAAAACCCATTTTGGATTTTGGATCATACTTTAATAATATATTGGATTTTTGTGGATCCCAACTTTTATTATTAAAATTAATTTTTATTTCTTTAATATCTCTTGTGTTCATACTTTAAATCCAGTAAATTTCTTCTGTGATTTTTCACGGTCACCAAATGTATTTAATGGTTTATCGTGGCCCGCATCAGCCAAACCTTGTTGTGCTGATTGTTCAATATCATACAATCTCATTTTAGACCTATCAATACCTAGTGTAAATCTTTTATATAGTGTTGGATCATTATAACGATTCTTTAATTGCTTCACCATAATCTGACCAAGTTCTTCCAGTTCTTCGGAAGAAATTAAAGCAAACATCAAGTCTGCGGTTGCCGGCAAACCAAAAGACTCACTTGTGTCCTCAAGTCCGGGATCGGAAGAAGTAAATCCACTTCTAGTTGTTTGTGTCGCAGAAACAATAGGTACTCCGAACTCAACGGCAAGACCTCGCAACTCCTCGGCGATGGATTTAACGTAGGAATATGAGTTGACATTAGCTCCTGCTTTAATTCTTGAACTACAACAAATGTTAAGATAATCAATAAAAATAATGTCAGGAACAAAAGACTTTTTAAGATTGAGTTCGTTGAGTAGGGTACGAAAATGTATGCTGCTTGCAGACGCTGTTGGATACTCTTTAATGATAAGTTTTCCAACAGTCTTTTCACGGAGTTTCGTAATTTTTCTATCATACATTTCTTTCGGTAAATCCATAAGGTCGTCAATAGTGACATTCAACATATTGGCATCAATACGTTCAGCAATCTTTTCTTCAGCCATTTCCATGGTAATATATAAAACATTTTTGCCTTGTACCATTGCACCTGCAGCAACATGGCACATGAACAATGATTTACCAACACCAGTTCCTGCAAGAGCAATGTTCAGTGTTTTTTTAGGCAAACCACCTTTGGTTATCTTGTTGAATAGGTCAAGGTCAAATGGAATTCTTTCTTCTTTCTTATGATAGAATTCATATCGTTCATCGGAGTTTTCAAGGTAATCGTGGCCAACGGATGTATCAAACGTTACCGCCAAGGCGTCCGATAGTATTTTGGGAATCGAACCTTTGTCATTCGTTTTGTCTTTGCCATCGAGAATTGAAATAGACCCCAATACAGCGTTATAAATGGCCTTTTCTTGGCAGAATTGCTCGGTCTTGTCAACAAGCCATTGAACCTTGGATTCTGTGTCTTTAGTTTGTTCAATCTCTTGTAGATAAGTTTCGCACTTTTCCACTTCATCATCTGTGAGATTTCGTTTTTCTTTGACGGCCAATACAAGTGCTTCAATCGTTGGCGGAGAATTGTAAGATTCTGTGAATGATGTAATTTCATTGAAAAGTGTCCTATCAGTTCTATCGGTAAAATATTCTGTCTTTAGAAATGGTAATACTTTACGTAGGTAATCATCATTATAGATTAGGTTCTTTAATATCGTCTGTTCCAGCTTCATCAATTACTTCCTGTTCAATGTTAGATGACATTATTTCTACCAATAAGTCACCAATATAATTCTTAAATGTGTCATCTTTTTCCAGCTTTGCTGGCTTCATTACAGGTGATTCTAACACATCGTAAGCAAAAAGTAAATAGACCTGCTCATTTTCTTCTTTAAATTTTACCTTACCATATTTAAAGATAGTATCTTTATATGGTCCTTCCAAAAGTTTAATGTTGACTGCTGTTTTATCATCCTTTGGATAGATGAAGCAGTAATCTATTCCTTCAATCATGCTTCTGTTCCGTTCATAGTTTCAACATCAAATGTTTCATCAATATTACTTGTCATAATTTCTCCTGATGCCACACGGTACTTGTTCTCAATGAAATCACGGAATGATTTCTGTTTCAAAATAGGCATCCAGAAGTCTTTGGTATCTGTATCTTTTTCTCGGTAATTCTTTTCTTCAACGACACCATCAGAATCAACACGTTGATACCAACCATTCTTTGGTTTGATTACGTGTTTAGATTCAAGAGCAAGGTCAAGTAAGCCAGACCAAGTGCTGATGCCGCCATCAAAAGATACACTGACAGGAATTTTAGATTTTTCTTTAACATATCTAGATTTTTCTACGTTGATAATAAAATTGTAACCGGTAACTTCTGTACCATCTTTTTCTTGTTGGCGACCAATAATAAAAATATTATCGGCAGAGTAATAAGAACCTGTACCACCACCAACGATATCTTTAGGGAACATACCAATCTCTTTGTATGTGTGATTGACAACAATCATTGGAATGTCTTTCAAAGACAAATGAGGTGTTACCATACGGAACAAACTCTTAACTTGTTTTGCTCGTGACATATCAGCAACTGATTTTTCTGCCAAGGCATCTTCAACTTCTTTCTTGGAGGCCAAGTTACCAATTGAATCAATGACAATAATCAATTTATCACCACGTTCCAATTGTGTCAATTGTGCCATCACATCGAATTTGAGTTGTTCAATATCTGTAAGAGGAGTATGTAGTACACGTTCAGTATCAATACCAAAAGAATCAAAATAAGATTGTGGAGTACCAAACTCTGAATCATAAAATAAAAGTGCTGCTTCTGGATATTTGTCCAAGTAAGACTTTGCCATCAACAAAGAGAAAGCAGTCTTAAAATGCTTGGATGGACCAGCCCACATTGTAAGACCTGGTGTCAGACCTCCATCCAACTTACCAGAAAGTGCCACGTTAATGATTGGCACTGCGGTTGGAATCATATCTTTATCATTAAAGAATTTTGATTTGGCTAAGATAGCAGAATCTTTGATGCTGCTGTTCTTTTTAATTTTATCTAATATACTCATTTGTTTTCCTTAAACGAAAATGGTTCACTGTAATCATACTTAGGTTGAAGTTTTTTTGTTCCACTGATTGGCGGAATACTTTCACCTGAAGCCTCATCTATAACAATATTTGCCAAGTTATCTCTCTCAACGTGTATTGAATTATCTTTTGGAACAAAAACTGGAATGTCCATTTCTTCTGTTACTATTGTTTCTTTAACAACCGGTTTTGGTGGTTCTGGTTTTCTCATTGACATATTAGCAGCAATCAATAACAACACTGCCAATGGATCAAACACCACAATAATCAATAGAATTACTAATCGTACCGCCTTGTCAAGGATGTCAGCATTAAGAGTTTCACTGTAGAGTAAGGCGGCAATATATTTGATTGGCCCAACATCCGCTTCTGTTTTCTTAAGCTCATTAGATAGAGGCGCACGTTCCTCGGAGTATGCGGCAATGGTGGTTTGCGACTGGTTAATTTCTTGTAATATTCTACTACGGTCTTTCTGTTGGGTGCGGCGTATCGCTTGCGCTTTATCGGTACCTTTTTCATCTGTTGTGCGACCCATCGTCTGGTCCACAATCTCATCATATTGTTTGAGTATCTTGCGGTTTGCATCCACATTTTCTTTCTCCGTTTTTATCTTTTCATCCAGGATTGCAATCTTGTTTAGAAGTGGTGCATTATCGGATGAATGTTCAAGGTGTGCCTTTGATAAGAAACCAAAGATACCCATGGATGTAATAAGCATCAGAATAGTTATCGCCATACATAGATATGTTTTGATAAGAATTGGACATTGTTTCCAATTATTATACAACCAAGATACTGTTACAAGTTTTGATCCTTCAAGCACAGAACCCATAACAACAACAGGCAAAAATGAACCAGGAAAAATTGCAGCCAAACCAATAACAGAATAATAGGCTGCAACGGCTGATAATGCTATTGCAGTTAGAAAAGTCAAAAAAATCATGAAAAGAAGTCCTCTAAAGAATTACCTTTCTCAGTTTTCCATCCGATGCAATCCAAAATACCACGAATTGGATCCAAGAAAGTTTTATCGAATTGTAAATCATAATCAACATACTTGTCAAGCTTAAATTCTTTCGGCAATCTGGATGGATATGAAATAACTGTTTCTTTAAATGGATTTGGCATCTTCAAATAAGTGTATTTGATTTTCTCACCTTCTTTAATCAACTCATATTTTTTAGTAAGGCCAAGTTGTTTCAAATGGTGATTATATAGAATGGCACCTTTCACATGAATTGGTGTACCTTTTTTATACATTGATACCGCATCAGTATAGGTTTTTAATCCGTTCATGCCACGTGGTGTAGAGATTTCTTCTGGTGGCATATTTCTGAATTCTTCTCTGAAGTCAGCGATAAATTTATGGATATCTTCTTCTGTACCATTAATAATCAACTTGATAGAATCTTTCATCTTGGCACGAATGGCAGCAGGTGTAGATGATTTAACCATCTCAAGACCCATGACTTTCATCTTAGGTTCTGCATACTGAACGCCTTCGTTATTATAGATGTTTAGAATGTAACGTTTCTTGGCAATCCAGATACCTTTGTTGGCAAGACCTTCTCGTTTCATTTGCATCTTTTGGTCATACGCATGGACATACGTAGCAAGCTCCTGATAACTCTTGTCAATGTACGGTTGAATCTTATCTTCACAGACACGATCCATGAAGGAGATAAGCTGATTAACATCCGTCTTTTTAGAATACACTTTATCAACAAGTGGACCAAGCTTGAGATATATAGAGTCTGTGTCCGAGGCGATAACATAATCAATTTCTTCTGTAGATAATAGTTTGTTCATGTACTCATTGATTTTGTTTTCAATCCAACGAATACTTAATTGACCAGCCGTGGTTACACCCAAGGCCATACGTAAATCATAAAACCTGAAATATTGAGAACCAAGAGCACCGTAAGCAGAGTTAAGTGATACCTTTTTCGCCAATTGAAGATTATCATATCTGGCGATTCGTTTTTCAATTTCATATTTTTTGGAATCATCTTTTTCGACCTCATATTCTTTCTTGGCCTGAATCATTAGATTCTTAAACTTCTTTCTATCTTCATACATTTCTTCCATCATCTTAGGCAAGAAACCTTGTATGTCAGTTCTAAAGAATTGGCCATTAGGTGTCAATGTCACACCTTCAAGTTCCGATGTATCAATAGATTTGACCAACAATTTATCAACAGTAACACCAGAAGAAATAACTTTACGCATTTCTTCTGTATAGTTTTCTGGTTCAATGAGAGTTTCTGGACTGATATTGTATTGCATCATCAAATGTGGATACAAACTGTTCAAGTCAAAACTGGCCACAAAATCATGTAGACCAACTTGGACATCTTTAACATATGCACCTTCAAATGCCGTATCTTTTTCTTGTATGACTTTTGGTGGTACAATAATGTTTTGTTTCAACAGATAGGAATATGTCAAAGAATCCCACATACGTGTTTGTGCAAATACATCTTCGTAGTTTGATTTGGTATCATATGCCAAAGTCAAAGCCAACTCAATCAACTTCAGCTTATCTTCTAAACGGAGAATCAAGTCAACGTCTTTAATGTTGTATTCAATAAACTTCTGGTAATTCTGTTTGTAAAGTTGATGTAAGTTTTCAAATTCATCATAGGAAATTTTACCATCACCAAGTTCCACTTGTGCGATATTATCTAAACGATAGGACTCTTGTGACTTTCCGCCAGGAGCATACCATTTGTATAGTTCAATGTAATCAAGTGAAGCAACACCAACAATTTCATATGCAATCAGTTGGCGGCCGTTGATGTTAGTTGTACGATTTTTAATGAAGTTCCACGGAGATAATTTTTTTGTATCATCTTCACCGAGAATCTTATTGAATCGGTTAATCAAATATGGAATATCAAAGAACTTGGTATTCCAGCCAGTGATAACATCTGGACATTTGCGTGACCATAATTCAATAAATTTCTTACAGAGTGTCCATTCATCACGGCATTTGATATAAGTCTCATTACCTTGAACCTCATAGTCACTGCATCCAAGAACAATTGGTGATTGACCAATATAAGTGATAGCAATGGCTGTGATTGGTTCATTCGCATCGTAGGGGTCAGGAAAACCATTCTCCGAACCCACTTCAATGTCAACTACAGCAACAAGAATCTTATCTTGGTCCCATTCAACCATGTCAGGATGATGTTCAGCAATATAGGCATATTCATACCTTGT